CGGCGCGACCTCGAACAGCATTTCCTCGGTGAGTTGGATCTCCCGGCCGGCGAGCATCGCGCGCAGCGGCGGGAAGTTTTGCAGGAGGACCGCGACGCCGTGCGCCGAGATCCCGTAGACAGTCACGTCCGCGTCGCCCACCCGGACCGTCTCGGTCAGGGGAGCGATGGAAAGTAGTCCGCTCATTGGTGTTGCCCCACGAAAAAAGAACGGGGGCACCCTGGCCCCCGTCTAGTTAATGCCCGGTTCTAAGGCCGGTGCTTAGATATTGAAGCCCATGAGCGTCATCGCGGCGTTGCCGCCGGTGTAGGCGATGTTCAGCTCATTCTCCTCGTCGAGGTAGGCTTTGAGTTCCGCCGAGGTGAGGTGGAGCCCGGCAACCGTGCCGTTAGTGACGACGATCTCGCGCGAGGCGCGGGTGAAGGTGCCCTCGCCGAAGCCGTTGCCGGCATCGATCGTCTTGGCGACGCCCGCGATCGTGACGGTGATCGGCGAGGCGTGACCATTCGTGAAGAGAAGCAGAACGTCCTTGCGGGCCTGCGCCGCGGTGAGGACGTACTTGTCGCCGGCCGGCGTGGTGGCGGTCGGCGTGATCGTCTCCGAAGCGTCAGTCGGAACCTTAAAGGTATGCGTGGCCATGTGAGCGAGTTCCCCCGATTATCGTTGTTGGACCGAGGCTTATGCCTCGGTCGAAGCAGTCCACTCGACGGTGCCGATCTTGCCGGTCCCGACGCCGGTCGTGGCGACAAGCGCCTCGCCGGTGAGTTCGATCTGGCCCCACTCGTCGGAGAGCAGGTTGATCGAGGAGCCCGGAGCGAACGACACGTTGAACAGGGTGATGAGAACCGTGGGGCCGATCTCGTTGGCGCCCGCGAACTCAAGCTCGCCGGTGATCGCGTTGGTGTCGAAGATGTCGAACGCGCCGCCGCTGGGCGTGCTGCCGAGCAGGACCATCTGAAGGTTCTCGACCGACCAGTTGTCCATGACGATCCGGACCGTCATCGCCTTGGTGAGGACGACGCTCTTGTCCTTCGTCCGCACGCCTTCGCGCGAGGAGTAGTGATCGAGGGTTTCGAGTTCCGGGGTGAGTTCGAACTCCGGCACGTTGCCGAGGTCGCGCTTGGAGCCACCGGAGGGCGTGAAGCTCACGATGCCCTTACCGATGTAATAGTCTTTTACGTCGTGTGCCATTGTGAGGCCCCCATGAGAATTTCGTTGCCACGCGATCGAGCGCGCGGATCAGTGGGGGTCACGGTGTCAGAAAGAGCTTGACGCGAGGTTTCAGAGATCGCCCATGCGGAGCGGATAAACGAACGTGAACGACACGCCGATCTCGCCTTCCATCGTCCGGCCGCGGGAGAGCCCGGTCGCCATTCCCTCGTAGCGGACGTGGCCGTTCTCGCCGACGATCGAGCGCAGCTCCGCGTCGAGCATGACGGCTTTGATCAGCGCCGCGCGGAACGCGTTGAGTTCGGTCCCGACCGTCTCCGGAGGAGCGCCGATCGAGATGTAAAGCTCCGGCGTCATACCGACGCGCACAGGGCGCGCCGCGCCGGGCGGCGGCTGTCTGGCCGGCGCGGGGTTGTCGTTGTCGTCGACCGTCTCGTCGGCGTCGATGACTTGGAACGCCGGCCGCGCGTCCTCGTCAGTGAGGAGCGTGTTCCGGGTGGCGGTGACGATCCCGTCGAGCGCGGCGCCGATCGCCAGCAGGCGCACGAGGATCTGTTCGCGGCGGTCGGCCATTATCGCCTCCGCGCCAGAGCGGCCCGCCGGCGCCGCTCTTTCCGGTTCGGCGGAATCTCAACGTGGACGTAGGCCATGTCAGGTGTTCTCGGTGAGGTGAAGCAGGATCTCGCCATCGGCTTCGCCCGCGGGCGTGGCGCGCGGCGCCGTGGCCTCGATGCGCCACGTCTTCGAATTCAATTCGAGCGTGCCGCGCCGTAGCTGGCTCTTGAGGAGGCCGAGCGCGTCGAGGTCCGCGGCGCGCACGACGGCCGCCGGCTGTAGCGTCGAGAGACCCGTATTGAGGTCGGTGACTTCAACCCCCGCCGTCTTGTCGATCACGTTGACGAGGTACATCGTCGCCGAGCCGTACACGCGGAGGATCGCGCTCGAGCCGAAGACCGCGTAGGTCGGGCTGTAGAGGAGGTGGCCGAAGTCGATGGTGGGCATGGTTCACACCGTTCCCGCACGCGAGCCGTGAGGGCCGGTCACGACGCGAGGTAGGCGTCGATGCGGGCAATCGCGTCCGCCTTGTTCTTGATCGGTGCGTCGTCGTCGTAGAGCCCGGCCGCGAGGGCGCGCAGCTCGTTCCAGGGAAGCTCTTGCCAGCCCTCCGGAATCGGCTTCTTGGCCTCGACGGTGATGTCGGCCGTGTCGAGCGCGTGAAGATCGAGGTTCTTGTCGCTGAGCACTTCGGCGACGATCTCGGCGACCGCCTGATCGACCGCATCCTCGACGGGCGCCTGAGACGCGACGTTGCGCGCGAAGACGCGCCCCTTGATGCCTGGGAGAGCCATGCTGAACCTTCGCGTGAAAAGAGGAGCGGGGAGGCTACAGCCTCCCCGCCAGAGGGCTTAGGTGCGCTTGCCCTGGACCAGCACGCGGGGACGCGTGCAGATGTGAAGCGCGTTCGACTGGCTGTCGAGGTGGATGCCCTTCCCGTTGAGCATTTCGAACTGCTTGGCGTAGAGCCGCTGGCCGGGAGTGTTGACCGCCTCGATGTAGTCGGCCGGGCCGTAGTAGGTCCGGAACAGGCCGGGGACGCCGACCGGGAAGATGTGGCACTTGCTCGCCGTGATGAACGACGTGGCGCCGACCGATCCGCGGTATTCCTCGAAGGTGATCCCGCCGAAGGTGAAGGTGCCGTAGGCGTAGCCGGAGCGGAGGTCCGCCGCAGCCGCCGTGCCGAGGTAGGTGTCGCGCACCTCGGTATGGGCGATCAGGTCGTCGTAGAACTCCGGCGAGCAGAGCGCGTGAACGCCCTGAAGCGGGAGACCTTCGAGCGCGTCCTGAATCGTCCGGACGACGCTGGCGCACTTCTTCCGGAGAGCACCGGCCGCCGGGCTGGCGTTGTCGAGGTCGAAGTCGACCTCGGTCTGCTGCGACACACCGAAGGTCGTGAACAGGTCGAGGGTCGAAGAATCCGCGTAGGTCACGAGACCCTTCACGGCGCCGATGCGGGCATATTCCTCGGTGGCGGTGAAGTAGGGAACCGCCTCGGCCAGCCGCTCCGCGACCTTGCCCTGAACGGTCTCAAGCTGCGTCTCGGAGCCCCAAGCGCGGACGCCGAGAACTTCGTCGGCGTAGATCGCGTCGTTGACCTCGAAGTGCGGGATGCGCAGATCGAGGAGCGAACGCTTCAGCTTGTCGCGGGTCTGGCCCGGACCACCGCGCGGCGACGGCGAGAGGAGGCCGAGCTGACCATCCTTCTGTTCGATCGCGACGGCGAGCGTATTAACGCTGGTCTCCTGAAACAGGCCCATCTGTCCGATGCGGCCGGGAACGAACTTGATCTTTTGAATCGCGTCCGTCAGAGCGACAACGCCGAAGGCATTGTCCTTAAAGATGTCAAGCATTTAAGCCCCCGTTGTTGTCGTCCGCCGGTTGTCCGGTCGTGATTGCTTTCAGGCCGCCGCGATTAGCGGCACTTGATCCGAGCAGCCGTGGTCAGCGCGGCGCGAGCCGTCGCCTTCTCGTTGTCGGTGTTGATGTCTGCCCCGAAGGTCAGGAGGTACTTGTTGACCTCGGCGTCGTTCGCGATGATCGCGGCCGACACGTCCGCGGAGGTCGCGTCCACGTCGTTGATCAGGATCGCGACCGGATCCTCAGAGCCGTCCGAAGACGCGAGGAGCGAAGTCGTGTACTTGCCGGAGGCGGTGATCTTTCCGAGCACGGTGCCCGCAACGAGTACGCCGGCGCCGGAAACGATCGTCACGTTGTCCCGGCTCAGGTTGCCGGGCAATTCGCTCATGATGAACTCGCCGTTGTGGCGGCCCTCGGTGAAAGTCGTCATCTGTTGACCCCCCAGGTCGTGCCGCGCGTGCGGCTGGAATTTCGGGGTCAGACTGACAGTGAGACCTTGACGCGAGGTTTCAGACGCGAACGAAAAAAGGGCGGGGTTTCCCCCGCCCTGAGTTGGTCAGCCGATTAACATCGGGGAC